CCCGCTCTTGCGTCTAGCGTTTTGGTCTATGTAAACGCGACGGACTTTCTTCCAGAATCGGTTGCTGGTCAGTTCTTTGTATCCGTGCAGGGTCTAGGATACATGCAGGTCACGTCGGTTGATGGGCTTCAATTGACCCTTCAGAATCCAGCTTCCGGATTATTGAGCATCCCGAACGCGATTCCGACCACGGTTATCCCTATTGGTTCGCTCATCAGCCTTGCTGGCGCAATCGGTCCGCAAGGAACTCCTGGACTGGCCGGTGGAGCTTCTTCTTCTGGAACGTACATCGTTCGTGTTCCTGANGCTTCGATTCCTAGCGCGACCGCTCTTGATTCTTTCTCTGCTGGTTATGTAAAAACTCTTGGAAGCTCAGGGTCTGGAGCAATTAACACTTCTGCCACCATTCCAGTTGCAGACATCAGCGGTGTCTTGACTGTCGCAAAAGGCGGAACCGGGGTCGCAACTGTTCCGACCAATGGACAGATACCGATTGGAAATGGTTCTGGATACACGGTCGCAAGCCTTACCGCTGGCGCGAACATCACGATCACACCCGGCGCTGGCACAATCACCATCGCTTCTGGAACTGCTACGTTCAACTACGTCACGTTCACCCGTAGAGTGACCGGATCTGCGTTGGCGTTATCCTTAATCACACAGACGAACCCATTTAGCCTTACAGACTTTCCATCAGGAACGTGGGCAACGCTTGATTCAGCTTCTGGATTTGTAGCGGCAACTGGTCGATATGTTGTTCCTTATACGGGATATTATAATATTGATGTTGTACTGAACATAAGCACAACCGGTGTCGCTTCAGACGTCACGTTTCAGATAAAGAAAAATGGAGCTTCTATTTTTACCAGCCTAGCTTTTACTCCTGGAGCAATAGAGGCTCCGATTGCGTTTTCATACATTGATCAAGCGTCAAATGTTGGTGACTATTATGAAGTTTACTACGTTAGAGGTGCATATACTGGCACAATGTCTTTGAACGCTAGTTCTTCATTCTCGGTGCACCGCATCCAAGCCTAACCGATGAGCGAACGCGCACCGAAAAGGTACACCGATGGATCCGTCACCTTTGAGGGTGGCGTTGATTCTGGCGTGATGCCGTCAGAGGTGGACAGGAACCAGGTCGCGTTCGCGGTCAATGCCAGCTTCCGTCAGGGATTCGCGTCTCCTCGTCCCGGATTCATCCAGAAGGACATGGTCATCTGCGATTCAATCACCGCAGACAATGCGACGATCACTGCGGACATCACCAACATCACGGCTGATGGATATTCGGAGGAGTGCTACAATCCAAGCGGATTGACGGGTATCCTTCAATGCGCTCTTCCGTATATCGCAGACAACGGAAGGACGTTCATCCTGATGTTGATCAGTGGCAAAGTTTGGCTGTACGACATCGACCAGAACAGCGTCCAAAACATATCCACATCCTCAAGTCTTTATAACCCTTCCAACATCCTTGATGGATGGATGGTGCAGGCAGAAAACTTTGTCATCATCCAAGATGGTGTCAGTGATCCTTTGATTTTTAATGGTGTAGGAATCCGAAGAGCCAACATTGATGAGATCAAGTGCGGGAGGATGATGGCCTACGTGAACGGGCGAATCTGGTACGCTCTTGAAAATGGGTTCTCATTCAGAGCAACCGATATCGTCTATGGTGACGGAACGCGCGCGAGCGTTTTGAAGGAAACCGAAAACACTTTCTTGAACGAGGGCGGAGATTTCGCCGTTCCTTCTGATTCTGGCGGTATCACGGCGATGGGCATACCGGGAAACCCGGACACATCGCTCGGCCAAGGCCCGCTCCTGATCTTCACTCCTCGATACGTTTTCAGCATCAATGCTCCGGTTGATCGTGATATCTGGAAGAACCTGAGCTATCCAATCCAAGCAATCAGCTTGTTGACCAATGGTGCTCTTGGTTCTAGGTCGGCCATCACTGTCAACGGTGACGTTTTCTATCGGGCGGTTGATGGAGTGCGCTCGTTCATCATCGCAAGGAGGTCGTTCAACGATTGGGGGAATACCCCGATCAGCAACGAGGTGCTGAACATCACCGACAACGATCAGACCAATCTTCTTTGGGCAAGCTCTGCGGTCGTGTTCGACAACCGGCTGTTGATGACTGCACAGCCGAGATATAACTCTGAAGGCGTCATCCACAAGGCGTTGCTTGTCCTTGATTTCGACCTGATCACGTCGCTGCGGAAAAAGTTCCCACCGGCTTGGGCTGGAATCTGGACCGGCCTCGACGTGTTGCAGGTCTTGAAGTCAGAGAATGCTTACGGTGACCGATGCTTCATTCTTGCTCGCGGTTCTGACCAATCAATCCAGTTCTGGGAAATCAGCAAGGCGGAGAAGGAGGACAACAGCGTTGCGAACGGACCAAGCTCGATTGAGTGGTTGGTGCAGACAAGGGCTTACAACTTTGAGATTCCGTTCGGACTGAAGCGGCTTGATTCAGGGGACATCTTCATCGATGCGCTTGATGGAACCGCTGCGTTCAATGTGCAGTATCGACCTGACCAATATCCAGGATGGCTGGATTGGGCGAACTGGTCGGAGTGCGCCACAACGAACCAGTGCAGCAACCTTTGTCCGATTGCTAACTTCCAACCTCAGTACAGGCCGAAGATGCGTCTGCCGACCCCAGAAGATACATCGTGCAATTCAACCATCAGCACCCCGACCCGTAACTTGTACGAAGTGCAGATGGCTTTGACCATCACCGGATTTTGTCGCATCAAGAGCGTCCGCGTCCACGCTTACGATGTCCAGGAGTCTGCTGTCGGAGAGTGCAGGACTTCCCAAGGATGCAAGACGCTTGAAGCGTGCGACGTGAACCCGTTTACTTACACATCGGAATAATATGGCAAATCTAACACTGATCAACCTTGTTCCTCCAAGCCTTCCTGTAAACTATTGCCCGACCAACTACCAGACGTTGGCCAACGACATCATCAGTGGGACGCAGGCGGTTTTCAACAGTACCATCGGGAACTCGTTCTTCAACTTTGGAGCATCGTTTCCTGCGATCAACAACCGTGTTTATCCTTGGCTCGATGACCAAGGGCTTTGGTGGATCTTCACCCAGGGGTTTTGGATCCGAAAGAACACGGTCGAAGCGGCTGGTCAAGAGCGGCGGATGTTTGTTGGTTCGACGATTGATCTTGGGCTGTACGACGGTGGCGATGGTGCAGTCACGGTCACAAGCGTCACAGGTCCGATGTGGGAGATTGATGCAGCGTTCGCGGCACGATTCCCGGTCGGTGTCGGAGCTTTTGCGGCGAGCGGCGCTGTTGCTGTGAATGGAACCGCAACGGCCACGGCTGTTGTCGGAGAAGACCAACACAAGCTGACCACTCCAGAATTAGCAGTTCACACGCACGACATAGCGATACAGGTGTTTGGTCATGGAGGAGAAGATGGAACAAGGGATTCTGCGGATGGCGGAACCTATTCCAACCCTGTGACAAACAATACGACTGTGTTCCCAGCCGCAACACTTGATACGAGCTTGGACGCGGAAGCGGTTAGCGTAGGTGGCGACATCGCTCACAACAACCTTCCTCCGTTCTATGGTGTTTACTTCATCAAGCGGACCGCGCGAGTCTATTACACCAAATGAAACTGATTGTTCAGGACATCCAATCGACGATTGCCCGCGTTGTCGGCGTGTGTGTCGATGATCCGCGCGTCTATGACTACATCAATCAGGCGTGTCGCCGATTGCTTCACAAGGGTCTTTGGGCGGGAGCGTACGGTCGGTTCACGATAAACACCGTTGGTGGGTGTATAACTTGGCCTAGACAGATCGAGACGATTGAAGCGGTGGCAGATTGCTGCGGCGTCGGTACTGTTCGCAACCAATGGTTCGAGTTCCAAGAGAGCGGATATGGATTGCTCGGTGAAAACTCGGCGTGCGCCGGCAAACAGCTTGTCGATCGAGGAACGGTTGTTTCTTACCGAGACATGTCCGGTGGATTGAACAGCTATATTCGAGTCTATCCAGGCGATGCGTCGGATGTCGGCAAAACCATCACGCTTCAGGGGGTGGACCAGAACGGTCAATGGATCAGGACGCTATCTGGAGGCGTTTGGATTGATGGCGAAAAGCTGACCTTGGCTCTTCCGTACGTTCAATCCACCAAGAAGTTCACCAGCCTTACAGGGGTCATCCGCGAGGCGACGAACACGGCGAGCCGATTGTACGAGTACAATGCTACAACTCTTTTGGAGCTTGATCTGGCTGTGTACGACCCCGATGAGACGCTTCCTCAGTATCGTCGCAGCTATCTCGCGGACCGTTGCAGCAGCGACGACAGCAAGCCGGTGACGGTCATGGCGAAGATGCGTCACGTCAACGCTACCGGAGTGAACGACTATCTGATCCCGCCTTCTCCTGACGCCATCAAGTTGATGGTCATGGCAATCCGCAAAGAGGAGAACGACTTGATACAGGAAGCAGTGGCCTACGAATCGAAAGCGGTACAGGCTGTACAGGAACAGACGATGCAATATCTTGGCGACGCAGTACACACCATCAGGATGGTCGGGGTCGGCTTGAACGGTGGAGGTTTTTCCCAATGGTTCTGAATATGAAAACCATGAACATTGAACATGAAAAATCATTCTTGATTGATAATTGCAATCAATTCACAAAGGAGGAATTTTAATTTATGGCAGAGGGACTTCTTGGGGGCATAATTGGATCCGCTGGCGGTATTTTGGGCGGTTTGCTTGGGGCTGGCAAAAAGCCCGTTATTCCAGCATTCAAGCCCATTGATTTTGCCGCAGAGCAAAAACAAGCAATCAAGCAAAACCTTGGTTCATTGTCTTCTGCGTCAGAACTTGCAAGAAAGACAACGACTGCTGACCAGAGCGTTCTGGAGGAACAGCTTCGGCGGGCCATCCCTGGTTACGACCAGTTGATTGCACAGGCAGGATCAAACATCGGAGCGTCTTTGCGAGGCGAAATCTCGCCGGAAATATCTTCACAGGTTCAACGGTCAACCGCTGGACGAGCATTGTCCGGTGGCTTTGGTGGTGCAAGCGGGATGGGCCGATCGTTGACTGCGCGCGACCTTGGACTGACCGGCATGCAGATCCAGAACCAAGGATTGCAGCAGGCACAGAGCTTTATCCAGCAGCAGCGTATGTTTGGAATGGTCCAACCGTTCTCGACCAGCAGCATGTTCATCACGCCGGCACAACGCGTCGGGGTTTTGCAGCAGCAGCAGCAAGCTCAATACAGTCGGGATTTGCAAGCTGCACAGGTGTCTGCTGCTCCAAATCCGATGATGTCTGCTCTTGGTGGATCTCTCTCAACTATTGGTGGTCTTGTTGCTGGTCCTGCGTTCAATCAATACTTTGGACAAGGAAATGGGCAGGGCGCACCCGGTGGCCAATCTTCTCCGTACAACTACGGGAATGTAGATAACATGATGAACGGCCCTTCTCAGTCTCAAAACCTGTATAGTCAGCCGATGAACTTTGGTTCTTCGGGTTACGGAAATTACGGTGTTGGCTACAACTAAAAATTCTTATGGCCGACCAATTTCTTGAAGCATTTCAGATTGGCGCATCGTTGTACGATCGCGCGCAGACACAGCGTAGGATGATGGATCAGGTCAACATGCAAATGGCCGACCAACAGATTCGTAAGGAGCAATCTGAGCTTCAAAACAAGATTCAGCTCAATGCTTACAATCAAGCCCTGGACGAGCAGTCAAAACTCACGAACGATTATGGAAACATGCAGACAAACCTGCAAATGCGTGATGAGTTTTTCAGAAATCCAAAAGCTGAATTTCCAAAATTTCTTCCGGTACAGTCAAAGTCAAACCAGAACGTAATGTTTCAAGTTAGTCAGCAATTGGATAATTACGCGCCTCGCGCACGACTCCAGAAATCTTTACAGACAATAGAAAACAAACAACTCAGCGATGCGGCTGATATTCAAGAGCTGTACAATGTTAAGGTTGTAACTTCAGAAGGGTCTATTGATCAGGGTGTTTTTGATAAGTACATGCCGAAACTTCGAGAAGTCAGACAACTAAAAGAGTACAGCCAAGACGTAAGGGCTGCATATACTCAGACGGATAATACCCTCCCTTTTGAGCAGCGAATTGGTGATGCAATTTTAAAAGCAAAAGAACGCGCAAAATCTCCAACAGAAAGAACTCAAGAGCGTAACGCTGAACTCGCCATCGCTGAGTACACATCTGCATTTGGAAAACCAGACGAACAGACTGATTCATACATCAGGAATAACGCCCTGACTGGTAAGTGGAAAACTCCTGAAGGTAATGATCAGAAACGAATCAGGGGTGACGAAATTATTTCCAACTCTGCGTCAATGCTTGCTGATCAACTAGATAAATTTGAAAAGCAGTTTGGTGCTGGTGCAATTCAAAAATATGTCGGACTCATTGACGGCAAGGTTGAAGAATTAAAAAGAAAGATTTCTTCCGCTAAAACTGAGGAAGAAAAACAAGCGTACGCTTTGCTTCAAAGATTTCAGAGCAACTTTAACACTGTTGCTTTTGAAAAATCTGGCAAGGCTGTAACCTCTCAGGAAATGGAAAGACTTAAGGCTTCTCTTGGAAATATCCAGAGCAACAACTTTGGTGATGATGTCAGGAACTTTGCGTCTCTTGTTGCTGAAGATTACTATGGAACTGTCAGGTCGTTCAAGGATCAGTACAGGATTACTCCGGGTCAGGTGAATCAAGCTAATAAGTTTGTTACAAAATACAAATTACCATTTCCTACGTTTGGACAGCAGCAATCAGTTACTCCTACCACACCTGATTCATCCACTCCATCGGTGGGCCAGCCTGCTGGTGGTGGCATCAAAATCATATCAACTGAAATCCTTGGACAATAACTTATGCCACGCTTTGCTGTAACAGTTGACGACAACGGAGTTCAGAAACGAATTGTTCTGGAATCTGATACTCAGCCGACAGAAGCGGACGTCCTTTCCGCGTTGCGTGGACAATCGCAATCATCAACCCCAGCCACCCCTGCTCAACCATCCGCTCCTGTCGCTGACCTTGGCTCTGCTGAACAATTGCAGAGTGCGGTGAATGATGCGAAGAACATTGGTTACGCAAGAGCCGCAGCCGCTGGTGGTGGCGGAGGGTTTATGACATCTCCAGCAATTCCTGAAGATGTTGCAAGAAAAACCGGCCTTGGAGTTGTTACAACAACTGCTCGCATTGCTCCTCCACTTATTGCCGGTGTTCTTACGGGTGGAAATCCTGCTGCAATGGGGCTTGCCGGTTATGCCGGCGAACGAACCGCGCAAAGCATAGAAGGACTTTCTGGCCAACGACAACAGCCGGATTATGGAAAAGAATTACAGTCTGGAATTGTTGCTGCAACCCCCGCGCTTGGAATGGTTCAAGGTGTTGCTGGTCCTTTTGCAGCAGGACTTTATCAAGCTGGAAGACAGGCTGTTGTAAATGCTTCCACTGCCGCTTTTGGTGATGTTATCCAAAAATACATTGATGAAGGAAGGCTTCCAACTTGGGAAGAAATTGGAAAAGAAATCAGTCTCCCTGCACTTTTTGGAGCGGGTGTTGGCGGCGCTAGTGGAGCAGTAGCGCGACGAGCGAGCTTGCTTACAACCGAACAGCAGATTGCTCAAGCGGGAAGAGAAGCCTCTGGTCGATTGGAAGTTGTGCTTGGTCCCGAAGCCGCTCCACTTACAGCTACACAGCAAACGGGCAGAAATGTTCCAGGTACATTTGGTCCAGGCTCTGCCGCACTTGCCGCACAGCAAAGACTTCCAGAAGCGATTCGCGGGAACCTTGGCCTTCCGGTTCAACAGGTAAGAGCAACATCTGCAACCGCACAGCAAGATATTCTTGGTGCTGAAGCTGTATCAAGGGGAGCACTAAGGACTGGAGCAGCGGGATCCGCTGGCCAAGCCTCTGCTGAAGTCGAAGGAACCATTGGAACCATTTTGCCTCGCTCTCCAAGGGCGGCATCATTGCAAGACGCAGCAAACAACTCTGTTGGATTCATACGTGGAGAAGATCAACGCCTTGGGGGAATCGTTGACAATGCTTACAACAACGTCAGAACAACTCTTACAAGGAGGCTTGGTGGCCAACCTGAAGTTCCAATAGCTCCAAGTCAAAATCTAACCAATACAGTAGATGATATTCTTGGCGCGCTTGCGACCGAGGAGCGCATAACAACCACTCCATCTGTTATCATCGGTGGCGCTCCAACAACCACCATTGATCGCATTCCTTCTCAGTTTTTCAATGAGGCATCTTCGCGCGCAAGAGCATTGCTTGATGTTGCGAGAAGCCCTCAGACCTTTGAACAGATTGTTGGACTCAGGCAGTCAATCGATGGACTCATCCATCACTTTTCAGAAGTCGCACCGGGCGTCGCTCAGAACCAACTGAGGAGGCTTCGCTCTGCCCTTAAAAATGAAGAGCTTGCGTCTGCTCGCAGGCTTGGAATTGAGAACGAGGTTGTGACCGCTCAGGGGCTTGCTGAAAACAGGTTCAACTTGCTTCAGGATAATCCGATAATCAGGAGGGCGTCTATCCCGGCAAGCGACGGGGGGTATCAAAACACAGAGCAGTTCTTTTCTGATCTCGCTAGATCGCCAGAAGGATTCACTTCAATCAGGAATCTTTTGGCTCCAACCGCGCAGGGGCGTATCCAATTTGACCAGGTTCGGCGTGGTTTTCTTGATTCATTGAGAAGCAGCGCACCTATTGAAATTGGTGGAGTTGCAACTGAAAACCTTTCTTCCATCGCAAACAACTTCAGGGAGCTTCCTCAAGGGGTGCGAAACATTGTTGCCGGTAGTGAGGCAAACGCAAACAGGCTTCAGTCTATTTTCAACGATGCTGTTCGCGTTCAAAACGTCGGGATGACAATTCCTGTCGCAACTGGAATCACTCCTCAACAGCTAAATGAAATCACCGATAATGTTGGAAACATTGCATCTCCTACATTGAGAAACAATGTAATCAATCTAGCGCAGCAAGCTAGGCAGAGGTCGAGAGAGTTTTTCAATACAACCACTAGCCTCGTTCAGGGAAATCAACTGAATCCAGACGTTGACCCTTCTCAATTTGTCAGAGACTTTTTGTTTAGGTCTGAAAATCCACAGGTTGTACAAAATGCTCTCAATCAGTTGAATCCTGCGACGCTGAATGCGGTAAGGACAGATGCAGCAACGGCATTGTTGAATCACGTTTCTGAAACCGGGCCTGCAAATCTTCGCAGAGGTGTTCAAGCTCTTGGAGACATCATAGATGATCCAAACCGGATGCAGATCATTCGTACTGTTTTGGATCCGGCAGACTTCAACATGATCAATGATTACATGTTGTGGAATCGCGCAAGGAACATGACGGAGCAAGGGGGGCGTCTTCAACCTGACCAGATTGCAAATTCAATGAGGCGCGCGACTGGAGCAAGGTGGGTAGTTGACGCAATGGTTGGAAGCGCGCCTGTTCAAAACTTCCTTGCAGCAGTCGTTCGTTTTCCGCAAGCAGGTGCAGGTCTAAAACCAAACATCACTATTCCTCAAGCAAATGCGTTGGCAAGAAACTCCAACATGTCATTGGTTCAGTTCAATAAAACATGGGATGATTTGTATCAGAAATCTGAAGATGCAAAAGCAAGCCTTCCAGAAGACAAGCGAAACGTGTTTGAGGATTCTCTTGGTGTTCCCCAAAGGCCAACCAAATGAGCGACTTCGTTGCGGACCCGTTCGTTGCTCCTGTGCAATCGTTTGATTCTAATAAAAGGACCAAGCAGTCGCTCATTTCTCGTCGCAACAGAGTGAAGAAGAAAATCTCGGTCTATTCAGCTAAAGGATTTCCGAAGATCAAGCCATGACCTCTCTCTCAAAAAAAGGTAACACCTATCAAGGAAAGAAGGTGTCGCTCAACAAACCGTTCTACACTCCTGGCGAGCGCAAGAAGAGCGCGGTGTACGTGAAGAACGATAACGGCAATGTTGTGAAGGTCAGGTTCGGCGACCCGGATATGACCATCAAAAAGAACAATCCCGGTCGTAGAAAGAATTTCCGCGCGCGACACAACTGCTCAGAGGCAAAGGACAAGACAACGCCTAAATTTTGGTCGTGCAAAGCATGGTAATTTTATGGATAAAATGAAACTTGGTGGTGGAGGCCGTTACGAAAAACTTATCGGCTCTCTTGAGAAGAAAGGTGTCAAAGACCCTGCTGCTCTCGCGGCATCAATCGGTCGCAAAAAACTCGGCAAGGAAAAGTTCCAATCGCTTGCCGCTAAAGGTCGGCGTCGAGCGATGAGAAAAGCGTCCTGAACGCAAGCTCTGCGGTGGCTGGGACTACTCCATTTCCGAGGAGTCGGAGTTCGTCGGTTCGATTGTCACCGGACACGCACAGCTTGGAATAGTCCAGCCCACGGGCAGTCCCATCAGGGTTTCTACCCAGCGAGGATTCAGTTTGCCGTTCGTTTCTCCTAATTTCGGTGTCGCGCCCACTTGATTCTGGAGATAAATCTGCTGGCTGTGCGCTTGGTTCTTCTCCTCCGCTGCGGATGGTGTTCTCCATTGCTTGACCTGTAACGTCAACGGCATCGTTGCCACGTCCCCCTTGGCTTGCCTCAAGGCCCATGTCTCCTGATTCTCGTCTGTGACCTTGCCCGACCTTGGTGTCGCCCACAATTGCCGCTTCTCCTTCTCCACCATCTCTACTTGCTGATTGATGGTTTGAGATTGTAGCACTAGGCGACCATCCGGTTGTAGCCTGTACGCCCTCTCTCCGGGTTTCGCTGGTTGACCGTCTTTCGTGAATAACGTCTCCACCCTGGCTCCAGCCTCGTTGGC